AATGTTCTTTTCTATCAGTCCTTTGATGTAAAGTAGTTTTAATCCTATGTCCATTATTGCATTAATTTTAATTTATGTGCTAAATTGGTTAATATTTTTGGTTCGTCTTTTTGTGGAGCTGCAAATATTTTTTGATAAACATTTGGAGCAGTAAGTTCTTGTTCAAAATAACTTAATCTTTCCTTATCAAACCAAATTTCTATTTTACCGATGTTTCCGTTTGAACGCGGTTTAATCTTGTTAAAGTAAATTTCAGCTAGGTTAAACGTTGGGTCTTCGCGGTGTACGGTTATCATGCACTTACCACTATTAAACCATTCAGAACCGCCTTTTAAATCGTATGGACTAGGTGGGTTACGTTTTCCATTTTCCTTTTCTGTTAGTTTTGGGTGAATAATTGTATGTAAATGTAAGCCGTTATCTTCTGCTATTTGGTTTCTGTAAGGTAAAACGTATTCCAAGTATTGCGCATAACCGCCGTAGTCATTGTAGGGGTGGTTTAAATCTTTCCAGCTATCAATAGAAGCCGTATGTAATTCGCCTTTCTTCTGTATTTCAACTGCCATATCCCAAAACTGAATTGGAGTTAACTTTGCTTTTATATCAGCTCTTGTTAAAACTTTGAAATGTTGAATTACCCAGTCAATAGCTTGTGTTATTTCTGAATCTTGAATTACATTTCTATCATCAGGATTAAAACTTTTACCCGTTTTTTTGTGGATTAAATCTGCTATTATTTCTACATTACTTCCAACATCAGGAAAATATACTAAATGTTTCCATCCGTAAAACTTTGAAGTGTTCATTAAGCATTCCATTAACACTTGTGTTTTTCCGCTCATTGGAAAACCTGTCCAATCTGTACAATTACCTAACGACATAGAGTAATGTTCATGCAATGACTTAAATCCTAAATACTTTCCTTTCTGATGGTAATTATCTCGGTGTTTAAATAAGTCCGTTATTACATCACCTGCTTGTGTTATTTTAAATCCTTTTAGCTCCATGCTGGTCTAAATTTATTTGGTTCAATTACTTGTTTAGGTTTAGACCAACGTCTAACCGTAGCTTTCCAATCTTTCATTTTATTTTTACCAACCATCCAACCATTAGAATCATAATAGTTTAAGAAATCAGATGCGTTTAATTCCAAGTTATTATCTAAACAGAATGTATTTAATTCTTCTAAAGAAGGTGCTTTAAATATACTTCTTTCTTTCTTTTCATTCTTGTTAGTGGTTACTTGTTGGTTATTCGTTGGTTGCTCGTTTGTTGATTCGCTGGTTGATAGTTGATATTTAGCGTAGTTAACTACTTGAATAATAGTACCTTTCGAGCTTGTTTCGATGGTTATTTCGTTGGTTGATTTTAGCTTGTCTAAAGCAGTTCTAATTTGCTGAACACTTAAACCTGTTTCCAAAGATAAAATATCTCTACTCGTAATCACGCTTCCACAATTTAGTTCAATTCCTTTGTATCGTTTTTCTTTGTGATTAGCTTTTAAAATTAAATGCATAAAAATACGAAAAGCGTTATTGTCAGAATACCATTCCCAATCTAAAATCTGCCTATGTATTTTAATCCAACCGCTCATCACTCAAACTTAAAAATTTTTTTAATTCTTCTACTTCCTCATTTGTCAAAATAACATTTCCCCATTCTCCATGATTTGAAACTTCTATATACAAACCACTTTTACAAAAATTAGCTTCAAAACTGCCATCTCCATTTTCAATTTTAAATACAATCATTTTACTTAATTTTTAGACATAAAAAAAGCCATCTTAAATCCCAAGCATCCGACCTCTTGTTCATTAAAATGGCTCAATAATACCTTAGCGTTTATAATGTCGGATGAACGCGTTCACAAATATAACGTATTTATTCTAATAATGTTGCATCGTCATCTAAATTTTTATATCGTCCTTCTGCAATCCATCGTTTAACTCTCAGGAGCTTGTAAAGGCTTGTACAATTGTTTACATCGTCTATGATATTTCTAGGCTGCAGGATATACTTAGAATCAACTAGGAACACTTGATATTCTCTAACAACGTCCAAGTATTCGTCTTTATTGTACTGCATTAGATTCTTATGTGTTTGGATATTGTGAATGACTGATGCATGATGCTGATTAAAGTATGCTCCGATTTCGTTAAAGGTTAGTTCTTCTTTTCGTAGTTGGTTCATAAGGAAACACTTCTTGTAAATGTGTTGCTTACGTCTGTTACGTTTGTTGAGTTCATCTCTTTCAATTAAGTATGTTACTCGTTCTATTAAATCGTTTTTCATTGTCTTAAAATTTAAATTCTTTGATTTCAAAATGCCCATCGTTAAAACGTCCTGTTTCAATTAAATCAAGTCGCTTCCAGTATGCTAAACTTTTTGATGTAAAAATCCATTCTTGTACTGTTGCCAATCCTATTTTGTAAGTTAGTTTGTATTTCATAACTTTTCTATTTCTTTTAATACTTCATACCAATAATTTACTTGATATTGGTTGTATATTTCTTCAATAATTAATGTGATTGATTTGCTTGCAAATGATTTGCTTGTTTCTAAATTAGTTTCATTTAATACATAACCATTAAAATCAAACATTTGAATTAAAAAATCCGCTTTTTCCTTTGGCGTCATAACTTCTCAATTTCTTGTTTAACTTCTTCCCAATGTTGCCTTGAATCATCACATTGTTGTATCAACATATCAACTGCAATTATTGCACATTGTTTGGCTTTATGTTTTCTAAATTTGGGTATTATTTCATTTTCCTGAATTTCAAATTCAAACATTTGTATTAAATATGATGCTCTTTCTTTTGGTGTCATATCAATTTTTTATAGTTAATAATTATTAAAATAAACATCCAAATGTACATAGGTAGCACTATATAAACGTGGACAAACTCAACAAATTTTCTTTCGTTTTTTTTCATATTGGGTATTTTTTATCTCGTTCAATCCAACTATTTCTACATATTAAATACACCTCACATAGTTCTTCATCTGTTAGGTCTTTTAATCTTTCCCATCTCGTAGTTCCGTATTGGTCATAATAGCAATGACCACCTTTTATAATTAATGGATGATTAAACGCATCATAATAAGGTTCACTACCTATAACAAGTATTTCTAATCCTTTTCTATCTAATTCTACTTTCATAATTTCTGATTGAATTTAATTTCACAAATTCGTTTGTACAATTCCTCATTGAATGTACCTCTGATGTGTTCGTGTGATGACTTGGTTGTCCAAAACCTTTTCATCCGTTGTAGTCTAAATACCATAATAATACCAATCTATAGGTTCTTCTGTTTCTAAGTCTTGTTGTTTTTCTAAAATTTCAGCACATAACCAAAGTGTGTTATCTCTGAACTCCTTAACTTTTTTCTGTAGGAAATTAGTGTACTCTTCCGTTATTTCAATGTCGCCCTCTATTGGTTCTGTTTCGTGAAAAAACGTACCGTGTAAAGGAGTAATAGTAAAGTCAATATAGTGGCTTGTACATTCATCAGACCATTGAAAGTCGCAAAGAACCGTGTAGTAGTATTCTTCGTAAACGTATTCAATCTCCATTTGAAAAGGAAGCATCTTGTAATCTGTTATCTCGAACTTGTTCATAGTTATTTGTTTTTAGTGATTAATTCCCCATACTTCTCCAATATTGGTGATTGAACGTGTTTCTGTACGATTTGCGGAACTTTATCCGTTTTTATGTGTATTGGTTGCGTAGCTGTAAAATAACCCATTACAAGCCAAAATAAAGACAATGCTAAAATAGTTCCGATAATGTCTTTTTGATTTTCGTTTAAAGTTTTCATAGTCCTAAAGATTTTACTAATTTGTTAATAGTTGCCCAACGTGTTGTAGCTGATTCTGTGATAGGGTCGTTTGCTCCTAACTTTTCTAAACATTCTTGAAGGTCATTCCACAACTTGCGTTCTTCAAGCATAATAGCGTTAATCATTTCTTGTTTTTTCATAGCTTTTTAATTAGTGTGCGTTATCAAGTCGCACCCCTTGTTTGATTTATACTACTCTGTATTGTTTTCTTAGGTCACTTTTGATGTTTGTAACCAACTCGCTTACTTGAGATTCGTTCATTGCTTTCATAATCCACTCATGCTTAGCTAATTCTGTGCTTAAGATTGCGTACCATTCTGTTTTGTTAATTGTTTTCATAGCTTTTTCGTTTTTGTTTCTACAAAGATATGTACTTTTTATATTTAAATCTAATTTATGAACAATTATTTTCATTTTTTTTACAATTATTTTTAAAACGCTTGATTTTACTAGGAATTATTTATACATGAAAGAGTGCCAATGTAACTTATAAGTGGCAAATGTTTGTCACAAAATAAGGGTAAATATGTTACATTCTTGTAAGATAACAAGGGTAAAATTCATGCAGATAATCGGAATTAAACCGTTTATGTCCAGTTTATATGACAAAAAAGTGGACAGATATGTCGCTATAATGTCGCAAATATTTGCTAAATATGCTACACGCCTACACTACTTTTACTATATAGGTGCTATTTATTAGATTAATTATTTAGCGAAGGGGGGTTCGCTTTAAGGGTATAGCATGAAAAAAGGGATGCCGCTTTCAACTGACACCCCTTTTCTATATAACCAAAAAACTATGAGTTGCAAATATACTAAAATATGTGAGTTAATCTAGCAACCTGTCCGAAATCTTTGTGATGTAAGAATCCTTCAACTGCCTGAGGTGAATGTTGGTAGCCATTTCTGTGATGCCACGAGTCTGTTCCTGATGGAGAACGCAAAGATTCAACTGTAACTCCGATGTAGTCTTTGGAAGTCTTATGATGAACGTGGTGAGTGTACACATAACGATGCTTAGATAAACTCCATTCGTGTGAAAACTCAGTTGCC